TTGCCTCGACTCGAACTCTGAATGTAATCGGTGGCAAGGGTATCATTGCAAACGCAGACGATATCCAAGTTGACTCTGGTAACATTAAGGGAATGTTCTCTGGTGGTACTGGTGTTACATACAGTAACGGTGCAATCAGTATTGGTCAGGCAGTCGCAACTACAGATGACGTAGTATTCAATGACTTGGTTGTATCTGGTAACTTAACAATCACTGGTTCACTGACAGACATTGCAACTACTAATCTGACAGTAACCGATAAGAACATTGTCATTGCAGACAGTGCTACTACTAGTGCATTGACAGACGGAGCAGGTATAACATTCGGTGCTTGGAGTTCGGGTACTAAACCTCTACTCAAGTGGGATCACGGTAATACTCGTTTTGATTTTAACAAACCATTAGCGGCATCTAGTTTTGCAGGTAATATTACAGGTAACGTAACTGGTACAGTATCAGATATATCTAACCACACTACTGCCGACCTAACTGAGAACACTAACCTCTACCACACTACTGCAAGAGCAAGAGGTGCCATAAGCGGCACAACTTCTGGCACTGGGTTTGGTGGACTATCGTATAATAGTACTAGTGGTGCAATGACCTTTGCAAAGGTCACAACTGCCAATATACGAAATCAGATTAATGTGGCAGGTGACCTCGCATATGATAGTGGGTCTGGTCAGTTGTCATTCAGTGAGACATACTCAAGTGCCGCAGAACTACTGAGCGCACTAAAGACAGTTGATACAAACTCAAGTGGACTGAACGCAGATAAACTTGATGGAGAACAGGGATCACATTACAGAATTAATGTCTACAATTCCAGTGGATCATTATTAAACTAAGGTAAAGAACATGGCATCACCAGACACTAGAGACGAACTAATCGACTACTGCTTTCGATCATTGGGTGCGCCCGTACTCGAAATCAACGTGGCAGACGAACAAGTCGAAGATCGCGTAGACGAAGCATTACAGTGGTTCCGTGAAATGCATCCTGATGGAAAGAGACGATTCTACATTAAGCACCAGATCACACAGGCAAACCTTGACAATAAATACATTGACCTAACCGAAGATGTGATATCTGTTATCCGTATGTTCCGTGTTAACAGTGCCCACGCGTCTACTAACTTCTTTGACATCAAATATCAAATGCGAGTGAATGATATACATATGTTAGGATCTGCTACCGCAGACCTTGGTTACTACGAACAAATGGAACAACATCTATCATTACTTGATATGAAACTAAGTGGGGAACCACAGATCACCTTTGATAGACAAGCAGACCGTGTACATATTCATCACGATATGTCAGAGTTCCTTCTTGGTAACTATGTGATACTAGAAGTCTATGGTGATCGAGATCCCGGAGTTGCCGCGAACTCTCCCTTGAATTCTTTATGGAATCATAAGTTTCTCAAAGCATACACTATTGCATTGATCAAGAGACAGTGGGGACAGAATATGTCTAAGTTCGAAGGTATGCAACTTCCCGGTGGTGTTGTTATCAACGGCAGACAGATATACGATGATGCCTCGGCAGAGATCGAACAATTAATGGTCAAGTTTAGAGAAGAAGAAGACGTTGGCCCAATGTTCTTCATAGGATAAATTAATGGCAACTAACCCTTGGGTATCATCTGGTGGATTCCGTCCTGAACAGAACTTGTATGAAGATCTCGTAATTGAGTCTTTAAAGTTCTATGGTCAGGATGTCTATTATTTACCTCGTGAACTAGTCAATGTAGATAAAGTCTTCATGGACGATGTGCCGTCACACTTTAGTGATGCGTATAAGATAGAGATGTATGTTGAGAACGTTGATGGGTTTGGGGGTGAGGGAGATCTCTTCTCTAAGTTCGGTGTTGAACTTCGTGACCAAGCAACCTTCGTTACTGCTCGTAGACGTTGGAAGTCTCTGATCGGTGACAAACTAGATTCATATAACTTCCGTCCTAGAGAGGGTGATGTAATATACATTCCATTCTCTAAGTCTATGTTCGAGATCTTTAAGGTCGAGACAGAAACTCCGTTCTATCAATTGAACCAGTTACCTACCTTCCGACTACAATGTGAGTTGTTCGAATACAATGACGAAGACTTTGATGTTGGTATCGATGAGATCGATGACATTGAACTAGAAGGTGCCTATCAGTACAAACTGAATATGGCAAGTGCTGTGAATGCTAATGCCACTGCCTCATCATTAATAGATGATAACGGTAGAGTATATGGATTAACTCTGGAAAATCGTGGTATTGGTTATAACACTGCTCCTACTGTTACAATAGCATCTCCACCGGGAAACAACAAGAAGTTTGGTACAGGTTCTTTGGACGTAACCAAAGGTCGTGGTGTTGAAGCATCATACACACAGACCCACGTCAATGGTAGTGTCGAAGCATGGGTGTATATAAATACATTACCTGCTTCAGGTACCCAAGCAATCTTCTTTGAGACTGGTGGTAGTGGTCAAGATGACAAGACATACTTCTGGGGTGTTGGTAACACAGGACAGTTAGTATACTCTCGTGGTAATAATAACGGTGGTGGTATTGATACACTCACCAATAATGATATCTTGTTTGAAGCAGGAACGTGGCACCATATTCTTATTGGAGCATCTGGCACAAACAACCTAGTAATCTACTTTGACTTTGTTAAGAAGTATGATGCCAATATCGCAGGTGTTACTTGGGATTGGGTATCTGCTAATGGATTCTCGGTAGGTGCCGATGCCGCAAGAACAGTCGATGGTGTTGATTGGAACGCACTACAAGGTTTCGTTGATGAGTATCGAGTAAGAGTTGGTACCAAGGCACAGATCATTGCAACACGATATGACTCCGCAGGTACTACTAATCTGGCAACTCAGACTGCCGCATGGACATCTGATAGTGCAACCGCATACCTAAATAACTTTGATCCTGTCGGTGCTACTGGATCCTCTGTTTTAGATTCGTCTGGTACGGTCAATTCTATACTACAGATCGAGCAAGGTTTATATTATGATGTTGCCCCTGCCGTAACTATTGCTCCTCCATACACTGGTGGACAATACAAACGTGGTGAAATAGTAACTCAGACTAATAGTTCTTATACGATCAAGGGAGAAGTTGTTGCTTGGTCAGATAGTGATAATACCCTATACCTTGCACACGTTGGTGCGACAGACGGCAAATTACACACCTTCTCGAAGACCCAACAGGTGATTGGTGCGAGTGCGGCATACGCACCCACTTTGGTATCTGAACTGATGGAAATCAACGTTTCTCCTACATTAGGTGGAACTACACAGAATAATTTCTTTGATGACTTTGAATCAGACTTCTTAGACTTCTCTGAAGGTAACCCATTCGGAGACATGGAATAATGTTTGGAACACACTTCTATCACAAACGAGTCAGGACTGCCGTATCGGTATTCGGTTCTTTGTTCAATAACATATATGTTTTGAGAACAAATAAAGACGGAGAAGTTATCTCCCAAGTTAAGTGTCCTCTGTCATATGCACCCAAGAGATCTTTCATACAAAGACTCGAAGAGATGAGATCTGGCGAAGAGTCAGAACGTAGGGTCGCAATGAAGTTACCTCGTATGTCATTTGAGATTACCTCTATGTCATATGATGCCCAAAGACAATTACCTAAGACTAATAATTTCTCTACCGCAGTAGCAGGTAGTACTACGCAACGCGCTCAGTTCTTTACCTCCGTACCATATGATATGACATTCGATGTCAACATCTATGCTAAGAGTCAGGATGATGCATTGCAAATGGTTGAGCAGATCTTACCTTACTTTAACCCACAGTACACAGTGACGGTTAAACCATTCTCTGCCGACTACCCAGAGATCAAAGAAGATATCCCTGTAACGTTACAGTCAGTATCTTTCTCGGATGACTTCGAAGGATCGGTAGGTGACCGTAGAACAATCATCTACACACTTGCGTTTGGTATGAAGATATCCTTCATGGGGCCACAGACCAATAAGAGCATTATTCGTGAAGTTAACAATAACCTATATAATATAGGAGCAGACAGTGATGTCTTCCTTACACGCCTACGGACTACACCCACACCTAATGGGATATCTGTTGATAGTGACTATGGGTTTAACTTAACATACCTTGACAGTGCTAGTTAAAAACTATGCTCGTTACATAAAATACAAGTATGGGTACAGGCACTCTAGAAAAGGTACATTGGTGAATATATTAGTATGACCGAAGAAGAGAAGATCCAACAAGATTATGATCAGAGCAGAGATACTTACTACGACCTTATAGAAAAGGGACGTGAGTCTTTGGAGTTGATGATCGAGGTCGCTCGTGAGAGTGAACATCCTCGTGCCTTTGAGGTTCTGTCTGGTATGATTAAGAATATATCTGATGTCAACGACAAGTTGATGGATCTCAATAAGAAGCACAAAGAGATCAACAAGGCAGACCTACCTGCTCTTCCGCAAGGAGGAACAACCAACAATAACGTATTCCTTGGATCAACTACTGAACTTCAACGTTTTCTACAGAATGAAAAGAATGTGATCCCCCATGACGATACAGACTAAAGACTCATATCTTGGCAACCCTCAAGTAAAGAGAGATGGGGTCGAAGAACAGTGGGACAAACATAAGTTAAGAGAATATCAAAAATGCATGAACGACCCTGTATACTTTTGCAAGACCTATGTGAAGGTGATACATCTTGATCGCGGTCTGGTGCATTTCGATCTATACCCATATCAAGAAGATATGTTCAAGCACTTTGACGAGAATAGGTTCTCTATTGTCCTTGCTTGTCGGCAGTCTGGTAAGTCTATTAGTAGTGTGGGTTATCTACTATGGTACTCACTCTTCCACCCAGAGAAAACAATCGCAATCCTCGCAAACAAAGGTGCCACTGCACGAGAGATGCTTGCGCGAGTTACGCTCATGTTGGAGAACCTTCCGTTCTTCCTTCAACCGGGATGCAAAGCACTCAACAAAGGATCAATCGAATTTAGTAATAACTCTAGAATTATTGCCGCGGCTACTTCTGGTTCTTCTATTCGTGGTATGTCTGTTAATCTACTCTTTCTTGATGAGTTTGCTTTTGTTGAAAAGGCTGCTGAGTTCTATACTTCAACGTATCCTGTTGTCTCTTCGGGTGTTGATACAAAGGTAATCATTACCTCTACTGCTAATGGCGTGGGTAATCAGTTCGAGAAGATCTGGACAGGTGCCGTACAGGGTGTCAATGAATACAAACCATTCCGTGTGGACTGGTGGGATGTTCCCGGACGTGACGATGCATGGAAGAAGCAAACTATTGCTAACACATCTTCATTGCAGTTCGATCAAGAATTTGGTAATACTTTCTTTGGTACTGGAGATACCCTGATCAATGCAGAGACACTGATGGGTTTACGCGGTCAGGCACCCCATCTTGTTTTAGAATCGGGTGACTGTTTAATCTATAGCGAACCACAACCCGAACATGAATATATTATGACGGTAGATGTGAGTAAGGGAAGAGGGCAGGATTATTCGACGTTCAACGTCATAGATATTTCCGAAAGACCGTTCAAACAAGTTGCGGTCTATAGAAACAATAGTATCTCTCCATTGCTCTTTCCTAATATTATATATAAGTATGCGAATCTCTACAATGAGGCATGGGTAGTAGTTGAGGCAAATGATCAAGGTGGTGTGGTCTGTAATGGATTATACTACGAACTAGAGTATGAGAACCTCCATGTATCTAGCGCAACTAAGGCAAACGCACTAGGCATTGAGATGAACCGCAAGGTTAAGAGACTGGGTTGTTCTGCTATCAAGGATATCATCGAAGAGCAGAAACTGCGAGTCTATGATGAGAACACCATACTAGAGATCTCTACCTTCGTAGGTAAGGGTCAGTCATACGAAGCATCTGATAACAACCATGATGACTTGATGATGAACCTAGTAATGTTTGGATACTTTGTGTCTACGCAGTTCTTCGCAGATATGACAGACATCAACCTTAAACAAATGATGTTCGAGGAAAGAACACAAGCGATCAGTGATGACGTGGTACCCTTCGGATTCATCGATGACGGATCTTCCTATATAGAAGAGACAGATAATAATTGGCAAGGTGGATGGCACGATATAGGCGATACTACAGGTGATCGTGATTGGTAATATTAATATATTATCCGGTGTCAGACGATTGTCTTATTATAGCAGAAGAATTACATTATGTCAAGGAATATTATGATACATGATTACATATTTGATGTAGACGGAACACTCACTCCAAGCAGAGGAACTATGGATCCTTGCTTCGAAGAAGAGTTCATCGCATTCGCAAATACTCACAGAGTGTTCTTAGTTACAGGAAGTGATAGAGCGAAGACACTAGAGCAAGTAGGCAGTGCCGTTTATAATGCTTGTATTAAAGTGTTCAACTGTAGCGGCAATGACGTTTGGATGAAAGATAATAGAATACTTTCTAGCGTCTGGCAACTACCCGAAGAAGTTAGATCATTCTTGTTAACAAAACTAGAGATGAGCGCATACCCAGTACGCACAGGAATACACCTCGAAGACAGAACAGGTATGTGTAATTTTAGTGTTGTTGGTCGTAATGCGACCCAGACCGAACGG